GACGATAGCAGGCGAGATAGAGAAGGCACTGACGGACTGTGTGAATGACATACGGCGCAGGAGCACACAAGCAGGGCAGGTGGCGACAGGACGGACGCTGCGTGCGCTGGAGGTGCGTGTCCGTAACGAGGGCGCGGCTATCGTGGGTGAGATATGGGGCAGACCTTTCACGGGCGCGCTGGAGACCGGCTCACGTCCTGCACGCCGTAAGGGTACGGCAGCCGAACGCAAGGCGATGGTCGCGGATATGAAAGAGTGGTGTCGGATACGTGGACTGACAGCCGGGATGACCGACAGGCAGGCCGAGAACTTCGCACGCTGGCTGTCTTGGTACATCAAGCGTTACGGCTCGGCTCTGTTCCGCAAAGGTGGACGGCGTGACATCATAACCCCGGCTGTTGAGGCAACGAAGAACGAGCTCACCGAACGGCTGGGCGCATACTACGAACAACAACTTACATATGATATTAACAATAAATTCTTTGGATAATGGCACAAATAGAAAACTTACTGCTCGGCAGAATGGATAACGTGATTACCCTTTCGGGTGATATCGCGCAGATGATGTACAATTTGTGTAATGGTAGTACGTCAAATATGGCGAATATCAATAATGCAGGCGGTGTCCACGGCTGGATTATACCCGACTATGATAAATGTCATATGATAGGCAATTCATTGCGTTTCGTCGTATGTCAAATTTGGTACGCGGTGGGTGACTATGCAACGATACCAGCAGACGCACCGAAAGCAAAGGTAAGCGGTATGGATACTTATTTCTACATTGATACCACCTACCGAGGCGAGTTCAGTTGTTCGGTTAGAGATGTGAATGGTGTTACCGCTACGCTGAAATCGGACGGGATGAAAACCAACTACAAGGGCGTATTAATCTATGAGGGCGGTGCGTTTGCGGGTGCGCAGTTTGATGTCGCTTTCTTCGCCCGTAACTATTTCAAGCGACTTCCGTGGCTATACGATACGATGTTCACGAAGATATTTTTCTCCCCGTTGTTNGACAATACTCCGATATATGTGTTCAACGGAGTTGCGCAGCAAGGTGAAAGCAGCCAAAAAGATTGGTTGAGCGGTGGTATTGCAGACCAGTACACTTATATACTGCTATCAAGGCAGGTTGTCGTTATGCCTTGGGAGTCCGAGGTCAGCGGTGCAGATAACAAACCGATGATTTCCGTACTGGTGCGTTACAGTACTGGTGCAAGTATGGTGTTAAGTGAGCAATACTTTACTCCAATGACCGCAACCGATGTTGCAGACCTTAACGCTATGCTGGGTTCAAACGTGATAAAATTTCAACCCGTATGCGGCGGTATTGCGGTGCGCTGGATAAACGACTTGGGCGGTATTGATTCGTATGTATTTCCACTGCGTAACGCAAAGAAACGCAAGGCAAAGACAAAAGGCTGGATTGACGTTTATTCACCCGACCCCTACGATGTGAAAGACACGCTGAAAATCTATGATATAGAGGTTGGTGACACTATCAAGGTGGGTGTTGATAATATGCCGCGCGAGATCTACGAGGCACTGCAATACCTCGCTATTTCACCCAGTATTGCGATGTATTTCCCGAATGTGTCAGTACCTGAGAATCGTTGGCAGGCGGTGAGCGTTGAGACGTGCGAGGTTACAGAGAACGAGGAAAGTAACTCTATGCACTACGAGATAACATTTAACCTACCGAAACCGAATTTGCAGTTATGACCGAGGAGATATACATAGACGGAACGCTCATGGATTTGGACGCTGGCAAAACGAACGTTCAGATGATCTATCAGTCGCCGGTGATGATGGACTTCCAGAGCGTGGTAAGTAACCGCACTACGAATGTCACGCTGCCTCTGACGCAGAATAACCTTAAGGCGATAGGCTATGTGGGTACGCAGGCTGAAAGTGACTTCCCGTACACGAGACACTCGGTGATCTACAAGCGTGACGGGGTGCAACTGCTTACTGGTATTGCTACCCTGCTGTCAATCAAAGCGCGAACAATTACGTTCTGCTTTACTTGGGGAAACGTCAAGGCTATGGAAGGCCTATTCAACACCAGCCTGCGAGAATTGACCACGCTGCTATTGCCCTACTGCGACTACCCATCTTCATACTTAAATAACATGATGCTACACATCCAATATGGCGGCGGGCGTAAGGGCGTAGGTGTGGCGGTTAAGGACGTGCTGGCGGCAATAGAGACGCAGTGCGGCGTGACGGGCTTGCAGGCTCTGGCCGATACGGAGGACGGACGGCAGTATGCGCTGGCGTTGACAGGGCGTAACGGAGACACCAGGACGCGCGAGTTGCAGGGTGCGGTCTATGGAGTGCCGACTGCCCGAACATGGGAGGTTGTCGACTTGTCGTACAATCTGACGACATTGGTAGGAGACGGAGACAGCGATCCGCACGGCTACCTGAATGAATACGGCATAATGGACGTATCAGGAGTTAGCACGCTGAGGGTGCGGATGGAGGGCACGCTGGATAACCTCCAGGACGGCAACCCAACCAAACAGCAGACGATGAAACTGGTGGGAGACGACGGCAACGGATGGAACTATGCCAACGGTGTGACGATAGCTGTCCCGACAGTTGTGGGACAGCAGGGTGGTATAGATATCATGCGCTACACGTGCAACTACGACCAGACGATAGATGTGAGCGGCTATGAGAGGGTGTGTATTGCTATCACGGCAGACATAGCAATAGGCAGCTACAATCCGCAGCTGTCCAATGTCAATATGACGTATGCCGTACTCATCCCCAACCCCGACCAGCCGGAGGAGGTGATATACGGCACGGGTCTGCCGGCCTACCCCGTGGCGCTGAACCTGCCGGACATGACCTGCGGTGAGTTCATCAAGAATATGCTTTGGATACAGGCTAAGTTCGCATACTCGCAGAACGGCAAGGACTTTCAAATTATCAGTTTCAATCAGTTGCAGGCGAACAAATCGGTTGCGCGTGACTGGACGGAGAAGATGATAACCTTATACCCGACCGAGCGACAGACCAAATTGGACGGAACGGCACAGAAAAACTTTTTCCGCTGGGCTGAGGCTGACGACTATGACAACACGCAGTATGAAGGCGTGATTGAGACGGAGGATGAGACGATAGAGCAGGAGCGCGAATACTGCAAGAGCGCGTTTGCCCTGTCACCTACTAACCGCATACCGGTGTGGACGCAGAATGACGGGGAGTGGGACTATAACGGCGACGGCCAGCCGGTGCGCATACTGATAAGCGAGGGCGGGCTGCTCTTTCTTCTGCGTGCCCGCTACGATGAGCAGCTGCGGTGGCAGTGGATACTGGATAACCGATATAGACCGTATGCGGATATCATACGCAGGCCGGTAGTGCTGAAGGCCGAGTTCGTGCTGACAACCTACGACCTTTTTTCGCTGGATATGACGATACCCGTGTACCTTAAGCAGACGGGGCATTATTATCTGATACGCAAGCTGACGACCAAAAGCGGCGGCGTTGCAGATGCAGAATTGATAAAAATATAACACACAAAGGATATGGCAGACAAGAAGCAGATACTGTTGCAGGTAAAGACAGATATGGGCAACAGTGACAAGGAGATAAGCAGGTTGGTTGAACAGCTTAACGGATTGAATAGGCAGGTCTATGAATTGCAGATAGCACAGAAGTCTCTCAAGGATCAAATAAAGGCCAGTGAGCAAGTCATTCATACGTATAACGATAACATCAAATCCGGAAGGCAGAATACCGAGGAACAGACACGTGCCTATGAGCAGGCGAAGGCCGCGCTGCCAAATCTGCAACGTGAGCTGACAATCACCACTGAGACGCTGAAGGCATCGAAGAAAGAGGCAAGTGAGCAGAGCCGCCAGATACAGAACACCATCATATCACAGAACACCTACCGCGATACGCTCAAAGGCCTGGCAGCGCAGCTATCGATTGAGCAACAGCGACTACGTGCGGTTAAGATTGAGGGCGGTGTGCTGACGGACGAATACCTGCGCCAGCAAAAGGTTGTCAATGACCTCAACACAAAGGTAAGCACGTTGGAGCAGGCGTATGGCCTCTATACCCGTAACGTAGGTAACTACAAGTCTGGTGTGCAGGAACTCAACGAGCAACTGCGCCAGCACCTTACACGGCTCGGCACACTGAAAGAGGGTACAAAGGAATGGGAGGCCGAGGCCAGTGCCGTACAGAAGACAACCCAAGAGTTGGAGAACCTTAACCGTGAGCAGGAGAAGCAGGAGGCTACACAACAGGGTTTCTTCCAGAAGGCAAAGTCCGGATGGACGGCAATGGTTGGCTGGATCGCCGCCGTAGTCGCTGCTGTGACAGGTCTTATCAGGGCTGTAAGCAATGTAATCAAGACAAACATTGAGTTCGCCCAGCAGCAGAAGAACCTCCAGACCATTCTCGGCCTGACGAATGACGAGATGCAGGCGATGACCTATCACGCGAAGGAACTCGGACGTACGACAGAGTACACCGCCTCACAGGTTACCGAGTTGCAGATTGCACTCGCTAAGCTGGGATTCTCGGCCGACCAGGTACGGGCGATGTCCGAGAGTGTACTTGCACTTGCTACTGACCTTGATGCCGGACTGGGTGAGTCCGCAGACCTTACCGGCTCCGTTCTGCGTCAGTTCGGTAAAGATGCCAGCGAGGCCGGTCACGTTGTTGACGTGTTGGTAAAAGGTGCGAACGAGAGTGCGCTGTCATTTGACAAGTACCGTACTGCACTGTCACAGGTCGCACCCGTAGCAAACGCTATGGGATTTGATTTGGAGGATGTTGTCGCTATACTTGGCTCACTTGCCAACGTGGGTATGGATGCCAGCATGGCGGCGACATCGACACGTAATATATTGCTGAAATTGGCCGATTCAAGCAGCGACCTCGCCAAGAGTCTAAGCCAGCCCGCAAAGGATATACCGACACTCGTTGCCGGATTGAAAGAGTTGCAGGGGCGCGGTATTGACGTTGCCGCAGCCCTTGAACTGACCGACAAGCGCAGTGTCGCAGCATTCTCGTCACTGATGAAGAACGCAGACGCTATTGACGAACTGAACAAGAAACTCGCCGATGTGGATGGTTATGCTATCGGTATCCGTGAGGAACGATTACAGACCACCGAAGGTGCAATCAAGATGCTACAATCTGCGTGGGAGGGATTTGAACTGGCAGTACTGAATAGTGAGGGTCGTCTGTCCAAATTCTTCAGGGGATTGGCTGACAATATAAACATAGTGACCGACAGGATTGATCCCGAGGGAAAGGCAAGGCGCGACTTTGAGGATTTGGTACAGAACTATGCTGACGGGTACAATGAAATTGCGAAGGTAGCCGAAGAAAAGGGTATTGACGTGGCACACGCCCTGCACGTGATGTTTGATACCGAGACGCAGTCGATGCAGGCACGCGCCAACGAGCAGCAGCGTATTATCCAGTCTATGAACCACCAGATAACGGCAACCGATAACAAGCGCGAGAAGAAACGCCTTGAGCAGACAAAGGCTAACGCCGAGATAGAGATAAATACTATACGTAATAACTATCAGGCGTTAAAA